CCACCCTGGCCCGGATCGTGAACCAGGACTTCTCCAAGGAGTTCGTCGCCGGCCGTGGCGCGACTGTCACGGTGAAGCGTCCGATCCTGATCGAGAAGGCGCGGAAGTACACCGCCGCCGACCGCAAGAACGAGAACGCGATCAGCTACAGCAACCTGCTGGAGCCGTACACCCACGTCAACATCTCTGACCAGGTGTACAACGCGGTGAAGCTCCCGGATGATTTCCAGACCTTCACCCTGACCGACATCGAGCGGCAGGTCGTCGCCCCGATGGCGGAGTCCGTCGCCGAGGCGATCAACGGCATCGTCGCGGACGCGTTCGCCTCCGTCCCGGCCGGTCTCACCGCCGTGGACAAGGCCGCGAAGGGCGCTCTCATCGGCGTCGACGGGAAGACCTACACGGACATCAACGCTCTGCGTGAGGCGAAGGTCGAGTTCGCCGGCTACGGTGTGAAGGCCACCGTGAAGCCCGAGAACCTCACCGCTACCGACAACAGCACCGTGCTGCGCGCCATCCGCGCCGCGCACCAGCTGTTCGCCGAGCGTGGTGTCCCGATGGACGGCCGCACGCTCGTTGTCGGCTCCGGCTGGGAGGCGGCCCTGCTGTCGCAGGACCTCCTGAACAAGGTCAACGAGTCCGGCTCGGCTGACCAGCTGCGCCGTGCGACCCTCGGTAGCCTGTACGGCTTCAACATCGTGGCGGACTACACCATCGACCCGCTCGCGGCGTACGCGGTGCAGCGTGACGCGGTCACCCTCGTCACCCGTACGACCGCGACTCCGCGGGGTGCGTCGTTCTCCGGGACGGCGTCGTCTGACGGGTTCACCATGCGGTACCTGCAGGACTACGACCCGAACATTCTCACCGACCGGGCTGTGGTCGACACGTTCGCCGGTGCTCAGGTTCTCGATGCGCAGCGCATCGTGAAGCTGACCGGTACCGCTGGGTTTGAGGAGAAGGCCCCGGCCGCTGACGGTGGGGCCGAGGGAAACTGACGAACCCCGGTGATGGCGTTTTCCCTGGCGAGAACGTCTTCCCTGGGGAGTAGAGAGGAGTAGGGCATGGCGTACGAGAAGCAGACGTGGAAGAACGGTAAGGACGGTGGCACCCCGGTGTCCGCCGACCGCCTGAACCACATCGAGGAAGGTATCGCGGGCATCGAGCTGACGCCTGGTCCGCAGGGGCCGAAGGGCGAAAAGGGTGCCACCGGTGCTGCCGGAGCCAAGGGCGACAAGGGCGACAAGGGCGACACCGGTCCGGCCGGCCCCACCCAGTTCACCGAGGCTGAGGTGACGAAGCTCAAGGCGCTCGCCGCCGCCAGCTAGTGTCGCGGTTCAGTCACAGGAGATGGCCTGATGTCAGTATCAGTACTGATAGAAGGCCATTTTCCGTGTTCCCAGGAGGTCCCCGTGGCTGACCGTGTGAGGTTGATTGACCCGGTGGATCTTGAACGGTCCCACTCCTCGGACGCCGGCCCGCTAGATGAGGGGCTCGCCACGTGGGTGATCGAGATGGTTTCGGCGGCGGCTCTGGATATCACGCGCCGACACTGGTCGGATCCGCTCGACGTGCCGCCGGGCGCCACCGCGGTGTTGGCCCTGGCCGCCCGGCGCCTGTACACCAACCCCGACCGGTTCACTCGAGAGTCTTCCGGAGACTACAGCTATGGTCTCGACGCGACGGTGACGAAGGCGGACATCTTCACCCCGAACGAGATCCGCACGCTGCAGGAGTGGCGCGTGTCGCAGCGGCCGAAGGGCATCGGCACGATCGGGACTCGCCGGTCTGATGTGAAGCCGATTGGCACCCGGTACGTGCCGGACGGGTCGGAGTTCGGGTTCCCCTGGTGGGGGGATGATGTCCTGTGAGCCTGATCAACCGGACCGGGTCCACCCACCAGCTCGTGGTGATCCTTCGGGAGAACCGACCCGGTGAGCGTGGTCGCCTGGTGCCCACCGAGATCGGCCGGGTGCGGTGTGACGGTCGACTGCAGGAGTCCAGCACTGATGACATCACCACGGCCGCCGCTGCCGGCGAGACGGGTGTGCTGTCATTGAGGACACTGATCTGCCGCCGCTTCCCCGGAGACGACCTCTCGCAGGTGATCGACGGCGACGGTGTCCTCTACAACGTGGTGGGCGAGCCGAAGCGGCATCGCGGTTCTCGTGCGACTGCTCGAGATGTGGTGCGTCTCCGGCAGGCCGGTGTGAAGAGGGGAGTGAGGGACTGATGGCAACGGTGAAGGCGAACCTGAACAAGATGGTCGCCGGACTGCCGCAGGTGCAGGCGAAGGTGGCCGAGGGCGCTGCCGCGGTCCTCGCGGCCGCGTCGGCGTCCGCATCGACCAGACACCGCACCGGTGAGTTCTCCAGCAGTTTCCGGTCGGGGAAAGTGGGCCGGTTCGACCGTGAGGTGTACACCGAGCACCCTGCTGCGGTGGCCCTGGAGTTCGGGCACTTCGCCGAGAAGCGTGACGGAACCCTCGGGAAGTGGGTTCCCGGGCAGTTCAACCTCGTCGGTGCGGCGAAGGGAGTGCACCTGTGACTATCCAGCCGAGGCACCGCAGGATCGACCCTGCGCTGGTGGTGCGTGACGCTGTCGCCGCGGCACTGCCGGGCTCGCAGATCCTTCTCGACCGGGATGCCGAGTACACGCCGGACCAGACGGTCACCGTCGTGTCGGTGCCGACGGTCCGGGCTGCCGGGACACTGCCGGGGGCACGGTGGGCGTTCGATGTGACGGTGTCTCTAACCACCACCGGCCCGGACTTCGATGCGGCTGCCGATGAGGCGGATCTGGTTGGGGATGCTGTCCTGTCGCTCACCGGGTTCGATGACGTGCGGTTCTCTAGCGTCAGGTGTGACAGCGAGCCGGTCCGCCTGTCGCCGCACAATCCGACCGGGGCGGAGACCCTGGCACAGACATTCTCACTGATCGTGAGGAGAGGAGCCTGACATGGCTGACGAAATCTACCGCGATGATGCGGTGTTCATTCCCGGCCGGGGTGGTGTCCTGATCGCCCCGGTCGGCACCCTCCCGCCGACCGCGGACGAACTGAAGGCCTGGGTCACCGCTGGCGCTACCGGCCCGCTCGGGGCATTCGTGCCGCTGGGTTACACGTCCACCGAGGACCTGCCGACGATCGACGCTGATACTGACGGTGGCGAGGTGAAGGGCGCGTGGGAGAACCCGTCTCTGCGCACCACGAAGACCACCATCACGGAGACGATCACGGTCACCCCGATCCAGTGGTCGGAGAAGCCGCTGACGCATCGGTTCGGGCCCGGCGTCCTCGACGCCGGCAAGGGCCAGTGGCACGCCCCGGCGGTGTACTCGTCCACCGAGGTGGCAATGCTCGTCGTCATCATCGACGGAAACGAGCCGCTCGGCATCTCCTACTACAAGGTGTCCTCGTCTCCGGAGGGTGGCATCGAGCCGGACATGGAGGAGTTCCTCGGCCTGCCGGTGAAGTGGACGGTCCTGTCGACTCTCGTGGAGGACGGTGGGAAGTCCAGCATGCGGAAGATGTCGGTCACCACTGCTTCCCTGGCTGCTGCCGGTGGGTCGGACGCCGAGGGGGAATGACGTTCCCCGGGGTGCAGCAGTATCCCGGGG